ACGATCGTGGTCGCGGTGCGCAAACTCTTGGAGTCGAGGAATGAAATCGATCGCCCTGGCCCTGACGCTCGCCCTGACGGTCCAGACGCCCGCCCAGGCGAAGGCCTGTCACCGCTATAGCCACTGGGCCTACCCCTGGGCGCAGCGGTGCGGAGTAGGGCAGAAACTCCCTTCTGTCCGAAACGCTGTAGCGAACCGGCCCAGCACTGTAGCGAGCCGGTTCGCTACTCCCGACGAACTCCCGAATTTCGGGATTGACATGCCCCTCCCAGGCCTCGCCAGGGCCGACGTGGAGGGGGGCGAGGCCGACGATGAGGCAAAGGGCCGCCTCCTGCTGAAGGCCGCCCTGGAGGCTCCTGATGCCCACTAAAGCCAGAGGCCCGCTGCAGCGGGACTACGTCAGGCTGATCCGCGCCGCCAAGTACATGGGGGCGAAGATCGTGCGCCTGGAGATCGCCGGGGATACATCCGTTGTAATCCCGCTGGACGACGCTTACATGGAGAAGTTGGCTCGGTTCCATCCTCCCGCACCGGATGCCGACAGCCCTGAGCTGAGTGAAAAGCGGGAGGCACGTGACTGGAAGAACTGGTAAGGGAAATGACTACTTTTTCACGCAAATTGAGCGACGCCGATCGGGAAACCATGGTGCGTCGCAAAGGCCTCCACTGCGAGATCGATCACCGCAATGGGACCAAAAAATACTACTTCCGCCTCGGCCATGAGAAGCGCATTCCGATCCTCGGCGAGCCGAACTCGGTGGGCTTCATCGAGGCCTATCGCGCCGCCCTCTATGGCCGCCCCAACGCCGCCGCGCCGAAGAAGACGGTCAAGGTTGGCCGCACCGATCCGACGAGCCTGCAGTGGCTGATCGACGCCTATCTCGCCTGGATGGCGGCCAAGACCGGCAAGGGCTTCCGCGACGCCACCAAGAAGCAGCATCGCACCATCTTGACCCGCATCGGCCTAAAGCAGGGCGATGTGCCGTTCCGCGCCATCAATAGCCAGGACGTGATCGACATCCGCGATGCGGACCCAGACGCCAAGGCGATGGCCAACAAGGCCGTCGCCGTCATCGAGGCCCTGTACGCATGGGCGGGCAGCTCTGAGGCCAGCAAGGCCCTCGACGGCAGGCTCGTCCTGGTGAACCCGGCCGTCGGCGTCAAGCGCCACGACCGTAGCGACGAGGAGGAAGGCCATATCGCCTGGACGCCTGCCAATCAGCGCGTCTGGGAGAACGCCTTCCCGATCGGCACGCGCGGCCGGATCATCTACGAGCTGATGCAGCTCGGCATGGCCTGCGTCGACGCCTGCGCCGCAGCTCCCTCGGACCTGTTCACCAACCCGAAGGGCGAGCTGTGCATCTCGACCAAACGGCAGAAGACCGGCAAGGGCTTCACCGTTCCGGTCACGCCTTCGCTGAAGGCGGCGATCGACGCTGGCCCATGCGGCAAGACGACGTTCTTCGGCGCCGAGAAGACCGGCGAGCAGCTCGACGCTGGCTACGTCAGCGGCTGGATGGCGCGCACCTGCGATGAGATCGGCATCCCCGATTGCACCGCGCACGGCCTGCGCCATACCGCCATCACGCGCGCTCTGGAGGCTGGCGCCAGTGAGAAGCACATCATGGCGCACTTCGGCCTGACCATCGCGGTTGCGGCCAAGTACGTGAAGAGCTTCAACGACAAGAAAGCCGCCGAGGGCGGCGAGGCGTTCTTCGCTCGCAGCGCCTGATGCGAGGCGCGCTCACCATCATCCCGGTAGGCGATGGGGCCGTCAGTTCGAAAGAGCTGGCGGCCCCTGTCGCATTGGAGGACCTTCGGGGCGTGGTCGTGACCGGCGACGCCGAGCTGATGGGAGGAGCTGTGATGATGGACACTGATTTCATCGTGATCGGGTTCGGCAGCTTCGGCATGCTTGTCGTCTGGGGACCGTATGGCCGCGCTTATCACTCGATCATTTTGACGAGCCTTGAGCCTGAGTACCTGGAGGCGCTGTGAAATTGTTTTCTCCCCTTATAGATTTTTGACCGGAGGCCCGATGACGCTGACCGCGACCGACATCAAAAAAATTCAGGAACTCTACCGCCGGTTGGACGCCCTCCACGCCCAGCGCAAAGAGATCAAGGATGTCGTTCTTGAGAGCCTGCATGGCGTGGTCAAGCAAGGGACCAGCGGAGTGGTGTCCATTGCCTTTGATGGTCTGAGCGCCGAGGCGTCGAAGGAAATCCGCGACGTGATCGCGCGCGATCTGAGGCGCCGCGCCGCCAAGATCGTCGACGCGCTGCACAAGTTCGGCTGCGAAGCGAAGCTCACCGAGGAGGCATGACAATGGAATGGTTGCGAACGCCAATCGCGGTCCCCGCCTGGGCGCTGCTGCTGATGCTCATCTTGGGGACCTACTTCTGGGCGCGGAGTGTGTTCGGATGACCAAGCATGAACCGCGCTGCTGCCTGTGCGGCGGCGTCTGCGAACGCATCGGCAACAACCCCTATCCGCTCTCCCAGAGCGGTCGCTGCTGCGACGCCTGCAACGAGGTCGTCATCGAGGCGCGCATCAATCCGAAGGCGATCGAGGACGAGCGTATCCGTGTCTCGCAGGCCATCTGGCGCATGCCCAGGGCCCCCGCCCTGGCGGCGATCTGCGCGGCGCGCGGCCCCGATCTCCTGGCCAAGAAAAAGCACGAGCAGGAGCAGTTCGCCGCGCTGAAAGAAAGGCTTCTTCGGCCCTCGATCTTGGACGAGGAAAATCCCGCACAAAATTCGGACCCCAAAAACTGAGGCCTAAGATGCTGAAATCATTGGGCCTAAATCCCGCACCGACTTCCGATGCGGAAGCCCTCTTTTGAGGAAAACCGGGCCTTTCCGAGGATGTGCGGGATTTTAGGCCCCAAAGAAACCATTGAGCTTTTCATTTGGACATCCCGCACACTTTCAATGGAACCGAGCCATCATTATATGACGTTGGTCAGGACCGCCCGGCTTTGCCGAGGGAGACGCTCCCTGCCTTGCATGCTGGCTTCGCATGCCGGTCCTGACGCAACTGGTAAGGGAATGCAAAATGTCTAAAGAACTTGTTGATACCGGCCTGACCCGCGACCACGTCGAACGTGAAACTGCCAAGGCGGTCCTCTTCTCGGCGCCCCAGGGCCGTAAGGTCTGGTTGCCCAAATCCAAGATTGAGTGGATCGCCACCCACGGCGTCTATGCCGAGAGCGCGCATATTCCTGCGTGGCTTGCCCGGCAGAGCTTTTGAGGGCGCGATGACCGACGAACTCGCAGAGGCGCAGCTCGCTCTCTACCGCGCTCAGGCGCGGTGGGAGCCGTGGAAGGCGCTCGCCGCGATCATCGGCGCGGCGGCGATCATGACCGCCTCAGTGATCGCGCTCTCGACCTGGATCGGGCATCAGCCGCAGACCATCAACGTCCACCTCGACGCGCCGCTGTTCGGAGGGCAACCGAAATGAACGCCCTCTGGCCCGCCGACAAGGTCCCTGGCTTACGCCGGGGACTGACCGAAGCCGAGGCCGCGCTCCTGGCGCAGCTTCAGCGTCGGCCCTTCGCCCTCAACAAGCGTGAGCGCGACCAGCTCGCCAAGCTCCTGCGGAAGGCGTCAACATGATGCATGCCTTGCTCTCGCTCCTGGTCACCGCTTTTCTGGCGAGCGTCATCGTCAAGATGCTCGACGCGCCGAAGCGGCCGGAGGCCGCCGCCTTGTTCCCGACGGCGAAGCCGCCGAAGCCAGGGCCGAGCCTCCGAACGCTGTGGATCGTAACCGCAGTCGTCGGCCTCGGCTGGCTGGTCGTCCTGGGCCACGCCTGGATAGGATGACCCTACGATCCAGCCTGCCACTGGTTCCAGGTGGCGGCGTTGCCGCCCTGGATTAAGTTCTTGATAGCCTGCTGGGCCGCAGGGTTGGCGAGTTTGTTGGCGGTCCAGTCAGCCCCCTGTTTGGCGGCGTTATACGCGCCCGTCGCGCCCAGCAGCTCCTGACCGGGAAACCAGGACGGGAGGAACTGATGGGTGGCGGCGGCGCCAAGCAGGCCGCCGCCCCACTTGTACAGATCAGGCTTGGTCAGCGCCTTGGCTACGCCAGCCCCGGCGTAGCCCGCCCCCGCGCCCTCAGCCGTCGCCGCGCCGATCTTCTCCGCGTCAGACCAAGTCGGTATCCAGTTCGGCTGCGCGTTATAGGCCTTGATGCCTTCGTGCAGGCCGCCTGCAAGGCCAGGACCGGCGAAGGGGACCCGATACAAGATGTTGGTCGGACTGGTGGCTGCGCCCGTCATTTCCGCCGCAGCCGCCCCGGCCGGGCCGAGCCGCTGCCGCGCCGCCTCGGCCTGCGTCCTGAGATAGGGGATCGTCCCCATCAGGTTTTCGTTCCCGGCGACGATCCCAAAGTCCGAGAGACTGGCTGGCTGCTGGGCCGCGCCACCGCCGGTCTGCTGCTGCCCGCCCCCAGTCTGAGCGTCGCCGGTCTGCTGCTGCGCGCCGCCAAGCTCCTGCGGCGTCGGCGCAGGCTGGGTCCAGGTCTTGAGCTTGTCGGTCAGAGGCATCGCTCACCCGATCGGTTTCGTGTTGTAACCATGGCGCTGATAGAGATCGATGACCGTCGCCTTTGGCGTCCCGTCGGCGATCGATTTTTTCGCCGCCGCCAGTTCATCGGGCGGCATCGGCTTGCCTTGGCCGACAAAGCCCGCGCCGCCCGGCAGGTAGGCCTTATTGACCCGTTTGCGCAGATCATCGTCGGGGATCAGATCGAGCTGGTTGGTAGCGCCGTAGTTGTTGGCGCGGGCGTTGTCGACCGCATCGAGCGCGCTGGAAAGCATGTCGCCGTACTGCTTCGGCGGCGTACCCAGGCGGCCGAGCGCGTCGAGCGCGCTGGTGATCGCCGGAATGTCGCCATGCGTGATGTTCGATGACCGGCCTTGCAGGCTCTTGATGTAGCCTGGATCGCTCAGGTCGAGGATGTCGTTGACGAGCTTCTTCTGCTCAGGCGTAGCGTGCGCCAGGGCGCTTTGAGCGTCGGCCGACAGGGTGTTCCCCAGGCCGCCCTCACGGCCGGTCTTCACGGCGGAAACCAGCAGCGGGTTCTGCAGGACGCTCTTGAGAAGTTCGGGATTGCTCTGGATGGCGGTGACCTTGGTCCGCACGTCCGAAAGCCCGTTGTCGTACTGCCCGAACGACGCCGCCGCCGTGTCGATGTTGTCCTGCCGCTTCTTCTGGTCCTGCTGGTAGAGGGCGAAATTCTCCGGCGTGTCGGTCCCCCATGGCACGGCCTCGCCGGGATGGTCGCGGTTCCACATGATCCGTTCAGTCTGCCAGCTCCTGGTCGCGGCGTCGCCGCCGCCGCCTGCGTCGATCAGGAAGGGCAGATGGTTCTTCTGCCAATCCGCCTCGGCCGAGTTTGCGTCTTGCCCTTGGGCGATGGCGCTCTTGATGAAGATGTCATGCTTGCCCTGGATGTCGCGCTCGGTCGTCGTCGGCTCCAGGCTCTTGACGAGATCGGGACCGCGACCGGCCATGATCTCGGCGCGCACGACCGCTTCCGGCATGTTGAGCTTGGCGGCGATCGCCGGGACTTGGCCGAGCATCGCCTGCTGCGCCGCCATGCCCTGCTGGGCGCCGTAGAGCGACATAAGGTTGCCCACCATCGAGCTGCTATCGCTATTGCCGGAGACGCTCTGCATGATGTTGCGCGCCATCTCCGGCGATGAGTGGTTGGCGGCGATCAGGGCGAAGCCGCGATTGATCTGGTCCGACGCCCGATCGCGCTCGTACATCTGCGCGTATAGGCTCATCAGGTTCGGCGGGTTGGCGAGGGTGTTGTAGCTCGCCGACATGTCGGGCGAGGACTGGTAAGCCGTCGGCGCCGGAGGCGTGCCTGGGGGCGGCGGCGCCCCTGGAGCGACGGCAGGGGCCGCAGGAGCGCCCTGGGGGGCCGCAGCGACCGGCTGGGCGTCGGGAGCGGGGGCGTTGGGGTCAGGAGGCCCTGCAGGCCCTGGAGGCGGTCCAGCAGGCCCCTGAGGGCCGCCTGGAGCCTGTCGCCCGGCCAGCATGGCCGCCACCTGCCGCGCCGGGTCAGGCTGGCCGAGGTAGAGCAGATCAGCAAGACCCGGCATTGGATTACCTCCCCTGGATGCCGCGCAGCGCGCCGATGAAATTTTGGTTCATGCCAGCTCCGCTCCCGATCCCCTGCAGCCACGCCTGATTGACGCCTCCGGCTGGTTGCGAGCCGCTCTGCATCGGCACGGTCGCGCCCTGCGTCTGCACCTTGCCTGGGTTCGCCAAGGCGTTGATGGCCGCCATCCAATTGTTCGGCGGCGCCGAGGCCTGCGGTTGGGCCTGCTGCGGCGCAGCAGCAGGGGCCTGCCAATTCTGTTTTGGTGTGAACGCGGCGAAGTTCTGGCCATACATCTGCTGGATGCCCGGCGGCGAACCCTGTGGGGCGAAGTTGGCTCCGTAGGCAAGCGCGGCTCCAGGCTGTCCGGTCAGGGCGGCGTTGCGCATCGCCGTCATATCAGGTTGCTGCTGCGGAGCAGCGGGCGTCGAGTTGATCGTCGTCCCGCCAGGGTTGGCCTTCTGCCAATCCTGGAAGCTCTGGATCGGTTGGCCGGTGGCGGCGTTGACCGGGCCTCCGGCCGGGCCGGTGTTGTACGTCGGCGGCCACGGCATCGGCGCGTTGTTGTATTGGCTGAATTGATTGCTCTGCTGCGTCGGGTCGAACATGCTGGGGTTCATCATCCACATGTTCGTCAGAGCGTTCGGATCGTTGGCCATCGTCAGCTCCCTGCTTGTTGAGCAGCGTACACGTTGTAGGGATCGAACGATCCCGACATCATCGCTTGCTGCAATGCCGAAGGCGAGTTGAGCGTCGTGCCGGGCATCATGGGCATGCCGGTCGCGCCCCCCGGCGACACCATCGGCTGCTGCGCCATCGGGCCGAGCGTCGGAGTGAAGGACTGCGCCCCCGCGATCGAGGGCGCCATCTGGAAGCCCTGCTGGGCGAGGCTCGCCTGGGCGAGCCGCTGGCCCATCGTGTTCTGCCCGCCCGGCCCCAGCATCATCGGGCCGCCCGAAGCCGCCCCGCCGCTGATCGGCTGAAGGTTGAACGGCTTCGTCTCAGGCGCAGCGCCGCCGCTGGTGAACGACTTCGTCGCGTCCGCCATCGACTTGGCGGCCGGAGAGCCGGGCGTGAAGCCCGGCAGCGTGCCTTGCCCTTGAGCCGGAGCGCCTGGGGCCGCCGGAGCTGCAGCCGCGACCGGCGAACTGTTGATCGTCATGCCGGGCGCGGCCGAAGCGACGGCGGTTGACCCGGTGGGACTGCGGCCGAGCGTTCCAGCCGTGTCCTGCACATACTTGCTGACGCTGGTCCCCAGGACATCCTTGGCGCTCGATGTCGTGTTTGGCGAGCCGCTGAACCACATCGCGGCTGCGCCCTGCGGACCATATTGCTTGAGGTAGTTGCCGAGCTGGTAGTTGGCGACGGACTCCTGGGCCTGGGGATTGGCGGCGAACTCCTGCGGCGTCATCGACTTGCCGAGGGCGGCCTGCGTCCAGGGGCCGACATTGGCGCCCATGACCTGATACTTGCCGTAAGCGCGATCGCCGCTCTTCGTCACCGGCCCCAGCGCGGAGTAATTGCCGCCGCTCTCCTTCTGCGCGATCCCGGCCTTCAACCTCGTCAGCATGTCGCCATCGGCGGCGGCAGGCTGCGGTACGGCGTTCGAATTGATCGTCGTCCCCGGCGCAGGCGCGGCCGAACTAGTCGGCGGCGGCGTCCATGTCGGATTGCCGGTCATCTCAAAATGCGGCGCGTCGGGATGCTTCCAGTCGCCGCCCGCAGTCAGGTTGATGTTGAGCTTGGCGGCGGCGGCCTTCATCGCATCGCTCACAGCCTTCTGCGCGCCTGCATCGAAGTTGACTTGCCCGTTAGCGTCCAGGGGCCACAGATCGGCGGCGTTGCCCTGCATATGAACAGCCGCATCGCCGCCGCCCTTTGCGCCGATCGGCGACCAACCCCAGTTGTGGGCGAGGTCCTGCTGCTGCGCGGTGCGAGCGCCTGAGCCGAGAACGAAGTTCAGCTTTGGATTGTCGGCCCGCGCCTGGGCGATCACTGCCGCCAATTGCGGATTGATCTTGCCGAGGTTCGCCGACTCGCCGCCGACAGGGTCAGCGTTCCACTGCCTGAATTTGCCGAGCTGGCCAGCAATGCCGCGACTGTCTACGTCGGGGATGGCGCCGTAGATGTCAGCCACCGAGCGCCCCTCTCATTCTCGGCATGCGCGCGGGCGGACGCATCTTCTGCGGGCGCATGTTGGCCCCCATCGCGCCCATCATGCCCATCGGCTGCGGCCCGGCGAGCGCGCCGGGAACGCGCGTCGTCATCCCCCCGCCCGCTCCTGGCATCGCGCGCGGCCTGAGCGCGGGCAAGCTCGGCATGCCGCCGGGAGGGCCGCCTGAGCCAGCGGCGTTGAGCGCGCCCATGTCGACGCCATGCATCGGCTGACCCGTCGGCTGATGCACGCCGATCGTCGTCACCGCATGCGGCGCGACCTTCATCACGTCCTCGGCCATCGGGCCGGTCACTTTCGGATAGCTCTTTGGATCACCTTGGTAACGGTAATTATAGATCGGCAAGCCGGTTGGCTTATGCACGCCCACTTTGGTGATGTCGGTCTTGAGCTGCCGATCGGAGCCGCCCATCAATGCGCTCGTCACGCCGGAGAGCGGGCCGCCGGAGCCGAACATTCCGCCGAGCGATTGCAAGCCGCCGAAGATGTCGGAGGCGAGCGACGGGTTCTGCGTCGTCGTCTGCTGCCCCGATGACGCGCCCATCGTCGTCGAGCCGTAGGGCGTCATGCCGAGCGCCGACTGCAGGACGCCGAGCTGCTGACCTGGGTACTGCTGCGCCTGATTGAAGGCGTTCATCTGCGCGTTGATTTGGTTCTGCGCCTGCTGCTGCTGCTGGCCGCCAGCGGTCGACAGCTCCAAGAACTGCTGACGTTGATTGGTCTGCGCGTCCTGGCCGAGCGCGCCCAAGCCGCTGCCCGCCTGGATCAGCGAATTGATGTTGGCCTGATTGGCCTGCTGGTTCGCTTGCTGCGCGGTGAGGTCGCGCGTGATGTCGCCGGTCGCCGCCTGCTGCGCCTGCTGGAAGTTTTGCGACTGCAATTGCGCATTGGTGTTGGCCATGCCGAGCGCGCCCTGAGCCTGGGCCACGCCTTGCTGCACGCCCTGTCGAGAACCGCCATAGGCGTTCGCCGCAGAGGCTTGCCCCTGGATGCCAGACTGCTGCTGACCGAGCTGCTGACGCGCCAGCGCATTGGTCGAGTCAATCACCTGCTGCTGGAACGGGTTCATATAGGGCTGCAGATTGGCCTGCGAGAGTTGCTGCGGCGTGACCTGCGTCGCTGGCGTTCCCGCTGCGGTGAGATAAGCGGCCTGCGATGCGTTGAATTGGTCAGCGCCCTGCGCGCCAGATGTCGCAGCCAAATTCCAGGCTTGCTGCATCTGCGGCCCAACGTCCGCAACCTGCTGACCACTGAATTGAGTAAGAGGCCTCGACGCTACGTTTTGAGCCAGAGCGTAGTTCTGCTGGGCACCTTGATTGACCCATGGCGGCAATTGCACCTGGGAGACTTGCTGCTGATTGGACTGCTGCTCGGTCGATCCGCCGCTGCCCATGTCACAACTCCTTTTGCCAGAGGAAACTCCGGCTCTTCAATTTCCAGCCGAGCGCGTGGCCATGGTCAAGCCATCCTCGACGCCCATGCGTCGAGACGAGGCCGACATCGATCTTACGCGCAAAGTCGAGGACCTTGTCGTTGAGCGCCGCCGTGTCGCAAAGATCGCCGACGATCGCCAGGACCTGCAATTGCCGGGCGCGCGGATAGTGCTGGACCTCGGTGATCGCCCATGAATTGCCGACGGCGAAAGATTGCATGCGTCCATCGGCAATGCGCGTCAGGATGTCGTCGAGGACATACAGGCCGCCCATGCGATCGAGGACGCGCTCCATCTTTTGCTCGTAGCCGATCATGTCGGATGTCCCGGCGTGATCTGGGTCTGATGCAGGACGCCGCTGTCGTCGATCGTGATCCTCCAAACGGTGTTCGTCGTCGTGCTTTGGATGAGAAGCCCGGTCACCGCGCTATTGGTTTGCACCGTCTGGTTGAACGAGTTCTGCGCCCATAGCGCAAAGCGCCGCAGATAGTCGGCCAGCTCGCCGCTGACGCCGGGCGTCTGCGGAAGCGTCGGCGCGTTCATCAGGCGCGGCATCAGCGTTGCCCCCATCGTGCGCCAGAAGCGATCTTGCAGATTGTGAACCGAGTGACGCCGTATTCTTTGGCGAGTGTCCTCAAATTCTCGCCACTCTTTTTCCGGCGTCTAATTTCCGCGACATCGTTTGCCCTGAGCTTAACTCGTCCATTGAGTTCGCCATGCCGAGGACGCGGCAAAATCGCACGGCCTTTGGCCCGCATATCGGCGTCATTGTCCTTGGGCGTGCCTAAGAACAAATGATCAGGGTTCACGCACGCCCGCACATCACATCGATGACAGACGCACACTCCCTTCTGGATCGGTCCCCGATAGAGCCGCCAAGCAAACCGATGTGTCGTTTGGGAGCGCGACCTCAGGGACATCGATCCATAGCCATCCTTGTTGAGGCCGCGCAGCCATACCCAACAGCCTGAGTTCGGTTCGGGCATGTAATTGGCTTCAAAGAAGCTCACTGGATCGCGCAATTGCACTATCTCTGCCCCCTCTGCGCCACATCGATCATCGATTGACCGAGCGTGAACGGCGTCACCGGGTTGGCGATGACGCTGCATCTGAGGCGCATATCGCGCGCCGTCGTGCGGAAGTCGAGGAAGCCGTCGGGCCGGATGGTGACCGGCGCGGTCATCCCCTCGACCTCTTTCCCCAGCCGGGTCATGCGGGTGTAGAGCTGATATTGCAGGTTCGCCGGATCGCCATCGAGGTCGATCAGCATCTGCTTCAGCGTGGTGAGATTGCCGCCGCTACTGAGGTTGAGCGAGAAGCTGTCGGCCCAGGGCAGATCGCAATCGTTGAAGAACTGGCCGCTCTCATGCCGGTAGGCCTGCAGGCCGTCGGCGAAGATCGACGATTGCGTGTAGCTCGATGTGATCGCCGCCGAGCGCGGCATCCGCGCCTGCGACCACCAGCCCTCACGGTAATTGAAGACGGCGGCGCGCGTGTTGAACGGCGAGTCTTTCTGCGGGAAGAACCACCAGAACTCATTGAACGCGCCGAGATGCGCGGCGCAGGCCTGGAAGCGCGCCTGCATGATGTCGATGTCGTCGGTGATCCAGGTGCGGATTTGACAGGGGACCGGCGTGATCGACGTGCCGTCGAAAGTGTACGAGCCTTGCTGCGACATCCACATGATCGCCTGCGAGGTCGTGGCGATCGACTGCGGGGACCATGGCGTCACGTCGTCGGCCAGCACCTCCGCGTTATAGACATAGGGCAGACCGAGGTAGCGGCTCACATAGGCGCGCTTGCCGGTGAACAGGAGAACGAAGCCAGCGCGCCCGGCCTGCGCGGTGACGATCGGGCTTGCCGGTTCGATGTCGATGAAACCGGCTTGATTGGTCACCGAAGAAAAATTCCAGTCGGTCGGGTCTTCCTGGTCGCACCAACCAAGGCGGCGTCCCGGCGCGATCGGGCCGCCGGTCGTGCCGTCGTTGTACATGCCGAAGATTTGCACGAACCGATCGGGCGTGATCACGAAGCCTCGGCCGAGCGGGCTTTTGCCCGATAGGCCGCCGCCGCCTGAGGCCGGGATCTGGGTGAGCAATGTCCCGGCGGCGGCGGTCGGGTCCCACCACAAGAGCCTGCCGTCGGACGAGGTCATGACGACCAGGAGCTGGCCGAAATTGTCCATCGAGTAGACCGGCGGCAGGATGGTGAGTGAAATCTCCGAGCCTGCGCCAGGGCGCGGCGCCTTGCCGTACAGCCCCTTGCCATGCAAGCCCGTGCCATAGCCGCCCACCGGAACAGGCGGCGGCGCCATGCCGCCCGTCGGCGTGATCTCGGTCAGCGTCCCCTGCTTGTCGACATAGACGTTCGTCTCGCAGAGGTAGGCCACGTAGGTCTGCCCCGACAGGTCCGTCCATGTATGGATGCGGCGGACCCGCGATGCGAACGGCGTCGCGTAGGTAAGCAGCTCCTGGCCGCCGATCGGCTGCATCTGCCCCTCGATCCAGCGCACCGCATTGACCTCGGACCAATTGCTCGACCGCATGCGCTTCGTCGGCATGGCGACGACGCCCGGCGGAAGTTCAAGCGGCTGCAGTTGCCCTGGCATCAGGCGGCCCTGATGATCTTGTTGCAGGCCACGTAGGGCGGCATGTTCTGGTGCGCCAAGCCGCCGCCGGTAGCCTGCAGCGAGATGCCGGTCGCGACGGCGTTGGCGCTGATGCTGGTCGTGGCGTTGGCGACGGCGATGCCGGTCGCAGCCGCGCTGATGTTGGCGTTGGCCGCCCCGACATAGACGTTCGGTTGCTGATTGTCGGTGCGCGCCGCGCCGAAGGCCCAGCCAGACCCCGCCGTGATGTTGCCGCCTGCTCCGGTGATGACGTTGCCGCCCTGAGCGTGGCTGTGCGCATCCTGCGAGGCGCTGTGCGCGTGCGCGGACTGAGCATGGTTGTGCGTCGGATCGCTGACGGTGTGGCCATGCGCCGGATTGTTGATGACATGGTTGTGCGTCGGATCGTTCACGACGTGGGCGTGCGAGGGGATCATCGTCGCGTCGAGCGTCACCGTCGCCGCGCCGCCGGTCGCGCCGAGCGCGTAGGTCGCATTTGCGCCGATGGTGACCGCGCCGTTCTTCATCACCGGTGGAACGGCGAAGGTCGTCGTGCCGTCGCCGCCGAACTTATTGCCAAGGAGCGCGCCGAGCTTCGGATAGGTTGCAATCTGGTAGACGGTCCCGTCGCAGAACAGCCAGCCAGACGGCGCCGTCGCTCCCCAGAAATCGACGCTCGATCCCACCGGCATGCAGGCGCGCATGATCGAGTCGACGAGGTCGAGGTCGGAATTGAGCTTGTCGCCCCAACTGTCCTGCGAGGAGCCAACGTCGGGCTTGACGAGAGCGAAGTTGGTTGTGGTCGAGTCAGCCATGGGCGACCTCTTGCGGGTCCGTCGCTGGCGTCGGTTCGTTGCCCTCGTCGAGCCATGCGAGATAGATCTGATAGTCGGCGTTCAGCTCGTCGAACGGGATGACCGCGCCGTCCTCGTCGCGCTGGATCATCTGATCGCTGGCCTTGCCTTGCATCGCGTTCCAAACTTGCGTGTAGGTCATGGGATCAAAGCTCCGCATCGGCTTTGTAGGAGAAAACATAAAAGCCCGTGGCCAAGGTCGCGTTCGCAGTCTTGAGAGCTTGGAAAGCAAGCGACGAGAGGTTTTGCGTCGTCGGAAGGCCAGCCGGGAAACCGGAGACGCCGCCATCGGCCACGGTCAGCGTCGGCGCGGCGCGCATCAGCACCGGAAATTGAGCCCAAGTGTAAAATGTCTGGCTGGTCGTAGTCGCGCCAGACCAGATCGGCTGGTTTCCTATCGAGGTGTAATATCGCTGGCAGTCGGCCAAGCTCTTCGCAATCGTCTGGCGCACGTAAGGCGTGCAATAGGCCCCGGTTTCAAACTTGATCGCGGTGATGTCGAGCGTGCGGCCACTGGTGGCGACGATGCTCTGCGCGCTGGTGACGCCGATGAAATTTCCGGCCTGCCAACTGCCTTGCGTGGAACGCATGGTTGCGCCCGACCCAAGATCGAAGCGTAGGAACATCGCAAGGCCCGCGCCGGAGCCGACCCACGTTCCCGCCGTGTCGCCCGCCTGATTTTGGATGGCGATGCGCTGCCAAGTATTTGCCGTGGAAATGGCGAAACTGAACGGATAGGAGCGCGTGCCAGCGTCGTTGCATACAGATCCGCTGTAGTTTCCGCTGACGCTCGCCCGCACCCAAAACTGGAGGCTCCAGGCCGAAGCGCCAGCCGCGCCGAACCCCATGTCGGCGACGACATCCGCCTCGATGGTTTGCGTGAGCATGTAGGTGTCAGCCGAACCCGGCGTGGTGTTGGCCAAGGCCGTGCAGCGCATAAAATATGGGAACCCAGCAGGACCGCCGGTCGCCAATCGCTGCATGCTGAAAATATTCGCCGTGGCGGTGGTGTTCCCCGCCCATCGATCAGCGGAGTAGTTCCTTCCCGCTACATTGTTCACCGCCGCGCCGTTGTTGCGCTGGTCTATCCGCATGTCTGAGTTGATGAGCTTGTTCTCGCCCGGCATGTTCGACACGACATAGCGCTGCGTCGCCGTCTCCAAGGGCGCCGAGACGGCCGGATCGTTGGCCATAAACAGGCGGCCGGTCAGCGTCCCGCCGCTGAGCGCCAGACGCGACGTGTCGCTCGGGTGAACGTGATCGCCGCGCGCATAGAGCGTCGCCGTTCCCGGCGCAGCGACACTGTCCATCGCAGGATTGGCGTTGGATGGGGCCGCGCCGCCGCCCGTGACGACGCTCCAGGCCGCGCTCTGCCGCGCGTATTGCTGCCCGTCGGTGGGCGCTTCGGCGACAGGGCCGGCCGGGCCTTGCGGTCCCGTCGCGCCCGCCGGTCCCTGCGGCCCTGTCGCCCCAGTCGAGCCTGCAGGCCCCTGGGAGCCGGTCGCGCCAGTCGGCCCTGGGTTACCCTGCGGCCCCTGCGCTCCCGTGGCTCCTTGAGGCCCCTGTGGCCCTGGGACGGTGCTGTCGGCCCCTGGCGGACCAGGGCCGCCGGGCTGACCGTCGGCGCCGGGCAGGCCTGCTGGCCCTGTCTGGCCTATCGGTCCCTGCGGACCTGTGGCGCCAGGAGGTCCAGGCACGCCCTGCGGACCCTGCGGTCCTGGCGCTCGATCGCTCGCCACCTTGAGCTGGCCGTCGATGATGTCGAGATCGGCGTTGAGCTTATCGCCCCAGGTATCGTCTGACGCGCCTGGGTCAGGCTTGGTCAGGTTGTAGTTGTGGGTGAAGCTGTCAGCCACGCGCCCGCCTCCATGGCATGGGGGCGGCTGGGGCCTGCGCGGAGAACGGCGCGCACGGCAGCTCAGGCGTGAAGGGCGGCAGGCGCATGCTCTCGCCCCAGATGATCTCGCCGATGATTTGGCATCGACCATAAGGCCCAGTGTCGTAGGCCTGACGACCATAAGGCCTGCGGCAGACGGTGGGCGGCGTCCAACCGGCATTGCCGATGCACGGGTCTGGGTCCCATCCCCGCGCGCCTGTCATCCGAAGCTCCGATTGCGCGGCATGGTGACGCGCGATCCGCTCGCCTTCGATCCCATATGGGCGACGTTGAGTTTGTTGATCTCGTCCTCGACGAGGCTCTTCAGATTGGCGGCCTGCTGCTCCTCGCCGACGGCGTGCAGGTCCGCGTGCATCAACGCGGCGAACAAATACAATTGCGGATGCTTGGTATAAATCCAGCTCGTCGTCGTGTCGGAGAGCTGCGGCACCTCTCCGTAATAAGCGATCTTGTACTCGGTCCCATCGACCGGATCGGGGGCGCCGCCGAAGAACATCACCGTGCCGACGAGCGTGTAGTACATCGCTGAATTTTTGTCGGTGAGATTGAAAAACTCGTCGCGCGATTTGTAGCGCGCGGGCAGGAAGCCATCAGCGCCGTTTGAGTTGGCGACGCGCACCAAGTCCATCGCCAGCCAATCGTCGGGCAGCGTGGCGCAGCGCGCGGTGATCACGCCGTCGTCGAACTGGATCATCTGCGCCGTGCGCAGCTCCTTGTTGAATTTGCTCTCGGCCATGCGGATGTACGAGATCGTCAACGTGTCGGACCAATCGGTGCGATTGGCCCATTCCTTGATTTGCAGTTGAAGGTCAGCGAAGTCGGTCATGGCGTGAGCCAATTGCTGGATGATGTCAGCGTCCCGGTGAAGGCGCTGGTGGACGTGTCATGGACCGCAGCGCCAGACCCCTCATTGAGCGGCAGGCACATCGCCGTGTTTGCATCCTTCGGCGGGATCGCGCCATTCTTGACCGGCGCGATGACTGCCGCCGAGCGCACGATGTTATCGAGCTGGAAGTAGCTCAGGGCGCCGTTGAGATAGAGGCCGCCCATGCCCTGCTGCGAGCCGACGATGAAGGCTTGACCGCTGGCGACAATCGTAGCGGTGAGGGGTTGAGCCACCGTCACCGAAGTGTCCAGAACGCCGTCGATGTAGAACTTGACGCCTGCCGGGGTCGAGCTGCCGTCGTAGGTGGCGACAACCATGTGCTTCTTGCCGTCGCAGACATTGGTCGAGCCCCTGACATCGAGATAGTTGGGCGTGCCTATGTTGGAGATGAGGCGGACACGCAGCGTCCCCTCCTCGCCGATCCATAGCTCATAGCCGGGATAGCCGGTGCCGGTGACCGGCACGTTGGTCATAATGCATGTGGCGCTGGACAGCGGCGGCGAAAAATAGAGCTGGACCGCAGCCCACATCGTCCAGGCCTGAGTGCGCTCATACTGGAGCACATTGCCAAAGCTCAGTTGCTCGCTATTGCCGAACTGCAGGCAGGCGGTCCCGCTATACGGCGTGTGAAAGCCGAGAGCCGGAAACGCTGTGTTCTGGTTTGCGTCAATCGTCGAAATATTGGCTGGAGTGAGGGCCGACGAATAGATGAAAATCTCGCCAATCAGACCACTGAACTGCAGCGTCGCTGCGAGAGAACCAATCGAGAGGGGAGTGGGAGAGGCGTTGTTCGTAGCCGTGCCTGATCCGGTTTGCGCCCCGTTGGTGTAGGTCTTCACCGCCCCCGACGCTCTCGTCGAAATGTACCGGAACGGCTGCGACAGAGATGGAAACATCAGCGTCGGATCGATCACCGATCCCCCGCTGCCCCAATAGACCACGTGGGCCGGATTTGGTCCTGGCGCCGATGTGCCGACGCCGTTGAAAAACAGCGCCCATCCCGAACTGCCATCCGAACAGGCGACAGGGACCTGACCGACATCGCTGCCGCATTGGCAGACGATGCCGATGGTCTGATCGCCTGTGAGAGCAAGCGCGCCGACGGACGCCGCCGCCAGCAGCATGACGTTCTGGTTTGCGCCAAACGCTATATACGGGACGCCGCCGATCACGTTCAGTTGCGGCTGGGCGCTCGTTGTCGCAGCCTTGGCGTTAAGACCGCCAGCGCCCTGATCATACCAAGTGTCGATCCACAGCGTAGAGCCAGCGGCGAAAGCCGAGGCGGCGGCCATGTCGAGCCAGCCATTGGCGGCGAACCCGATGTCCTGCGAGGCGTTGTCCGATGAGCGGCGAACCTTGATCGCCTTTCCGGCGTAGCCCGACACGATCCTGCGCATCGAGTAGGCGGCTGTCGGCGTGCCGGGCAGCGTAAACGGAGGAGCGCCGCCGCTGGCGATTGCGGTCAGGATCGATCCCATGGCCGTCGCGCCAAGGTCGTTACGTCCCCGGTTGATCAGGAGTTCCAGTTCACGGGTCGGCTGATCGGGCCAGGACGATGGCGACAGGGTTCCGCCCGGCGCCGTGACGGTGAGGTCGTGATTATTCGCAGCGTCGGCGGTGACGGCGCTGGCCAAACCACTGAAGATCGACGACAGCGCCGAACCGGAGAACAGGGGCGAATATTTGTTGTAGACGTTCTGCGCCCGCGCCTGGAACAGGGGCGCCGTCATCGGCATCGGATTATCGCCTGCGCTTGCCGAGCCGCTTGCTCATGCGCGGCTCTTCAGTATCGCGGGTTGGCGGCGGCATGGTCGAGCCGCGCACAACCTCTGGACGAAACTCATTGTAGACGCGCCCTTTGAGATTGGGCGGACGCTCATCGGAGGGATGCCCCTCTTTGGCGGTGAAGCCGCGCTTGTATTTGGCCATGGGTGAACTCCTATCTGAAGCGGGGAAGGCCAAGGTCGTATCCTGCGCCAAGCACGTTGAGCAGGATCGAGATCAGGATGAGAACCAGGACGACGATGACGATCGCGCGCACGATCCGGTTCATCGGCTCCGGCAGCGGGAACAGACCCAGCAGATAATCGCAGAGCCAATAGAGCAGCCCCAGGATCAGGATATAAACGACGAGGGTGAGCAGGCTCATGATCATGGCTTATCCTCTCGTCTGGCGGATGAGATCGACGCAGGGCAATTGCACCAGACCGTTGAAGCGACGCGCCCGAACGAAGCACTTCGGCGTCGGCTCATCGACGATCGGCGCGGCCTCGATGACTTGAGGGCGCGGCGGGATGTCGAACGATCCGCTGCACGCTGCGCAGGTGAAGGCGAGCGCGATCATGGATGCACGGCCCAGGTTTTTTGAATGACCGCGTCGCAGGCGTCGCCGGTCAAGATCGTTCTGCCGTCGCCCATCTGGATCAGGCATTTTGTCCCCGGCGCAAAGTGTCCACGATGCTCGCTGCGCGCGTCGTGCAGCTCCAGAATTTCATTCGGGTTGATCCAGATCGGATGACCATCGGGGGCCTGCAAAAGAATGAGAGCAACGCCGCAGAGCCAGTGGGAGGAGCGGCTCTGCGGCGCCAACACCTTCAGCCCTTCGGTTGCGGTTCGACAGGCGGCAGGGTGTTGTCTATTCCCGGTTGGTTGCCGGGCAGAGAGTTGTCGATCCGAGGCGGCAGGACCCAGGACCCAGGCGGGATTTCGATCGGGTGCGTCGGCTCGCCGCCGGGCGCCATCGGCGGCATGACGACGTTGCCGCCATCAGGGAAGTAGATCGGAGGCATCGGACGATTGCCGCTACCCGGCAGGGAATTGTCGATGCCGGGCTGATTGCCGGGCAGGGAATTGTCGATCCCCGGTTGATTGCCGGGCAGCGTGTTGTCGATCCACGGCGGACGACCTCCCCAAATGCCAGGGGGCTGACCGCCGCCGCCTGGAGGCTGCGGCCACACGCCTGGAGGGATCGGATGCGTAGGCGAGCCAGGAGGCGGCACCCATGGATGGCTGGGGTAACCGCCCGGCGGAACCCACGGATGAGTGGGAGCGCCCCCGCCGCCGACAGGCGGGTAGAAGATCGGCGGCATGACGCCGACGGGAGGCTGGCCGGGATTAATCGGCTCAACGACGACGAGATAGGTTTGCGGCATTAGGTTGGCTCCTCAAGATTGCCGTCGCGATCGATGGTCCCTTAGCCCCCGCCTGCGACGGCTTCGGAGGGGCGAGCCTGCTGTCGATTGAGAGCGTGAAGGCCATGTGACGCTCATCCGATGTTTGTCTGTGGGCCGACGCCGCGCACGGCGTTCTCGGCGAGCGGGATTTTCTTGTTCGCCCACCAGTCGAGGACCTTCTCCTGCGGGATGCCGAGGACGCGCGACGTATGCTCGATCTGGTCGTTGAGCAGCATCGGCAGCGTCTTCGGCGGCGAGCGCAGTCCGGTCTGCGGGCCGTAGTTGAACCAGCCGCCCGATTGCGCCTGTCCCGGCGAGATGCCGAGCTTCTGGCCGACATCGCGCCAGGGATCGCTCATCGGGCCGTATTCGACCTGTTTGCGGACGCCTTTGAGCGTCGCATCGCCCAGCGTGTCCTTGATGGCGCCGACATCGAGCGGCCCTTGGCCGAAGCCGCCATTGGCCTTGTAGTCCTGATAGGCCTGGGGGCTGGAGAACCAGCTCGGATGCAATTGGCCTGGATTGTCCTGATCGTAGGCGCGCAGCGTGGCGCGGATGTTGTGCGTGTCGGCGACGACATCGGATGTGTTGCCGCTCCAGGCGTCGCGGAACAACGTCGGCTTCGGATTGGTGTTGATGTTCTCCGTTCCCTTGGCGAACTGATCGGCCAGATCGACGTGCATGCCCATCATCGGGAAACCGGGCGCGTTGCCCTCGGCCTCCCAGGTTGGCCGATCGAGCGGCGAGCCGATGGCGCGGCGATACTGGAGCAGGCTGGAGTTGCGCATGTTCGTCGGCGTCGCGGTGCGCGGACTGGTCGCCGCGCCCTGGCCAGCCCAGTCGCGCATGAACTGATTGGCCTCGTCGGGACTGAGGAGGCCTTGTTTCTGCATTTGATCGGTGATCGGCGCGGTGGAGTAGAAGTGCAGCATCGGATCGTTGCGATCGACCATCGGCTGCAGGTCGCTGGCGATGCGATCGGAGATCGGGCCGCGCGCATCCATGATCTGCTGCACGCGGCCTTTCTCAGGCAGCGCCTGCCCAGGCGCAGGCCTCGGAATATCGGCGGCGCGGGAGATTTGCGGCACGACATCCGACGTGCGCTGGGCGGCCTCCAGCGACTGGTCGAAGATCGGGTTCTGCGCAGTCGGCCATGGCGTGGCCTTGGTCCTGGCGACGCTCTGCATGATGGCGTTGATGTCGTCCGAGGTCGGGTTGGCGCGGCTGAGGATTGAGGGCGCGGTCACCTTCTCAGCCTGACCGCCGCGCAGACGAGTGAGGGAGGCGTCAGGTTGCCGCAGCATTTCGCTGACATCGGATGTCAGCCACGGCGGATTTTCTCGGAGCTGGTCTGGCGTCATGCCGGAGCGCGCCTCGACGTTGCGCGCCTCGACCTCGCCAGGGAGCTGCTGATATTTGCGGAAGGCTGGCTGGTAATCGCCGCCGAACTGATCGAGGAAGTCATTGGGACTACCGCCCGGTGCGAAGCCCTCCCGTTCCTGCACCGCATGCTGAAGCTCATGCAGACTAGTCGTGCGGAGGTCCGACATGGTCTGAGCGTTGGCGTTGATCTGTTCGGGCGGGCGCCAGATGTCCCGTGGGGAAGAAAACATGTCCTCCGCAGGCCTGCCTGTCGCCGCCTCGACCGCAGACTTGATATCCGGCTCCGACATGCCCTCCGGCCAGCCGCCGGGCGAATAGCCGCCGCTCGTCCCAACCCCGCCGATGTTGGTTCGCATCTCGGTCTTCGCCAAATCGGGGTAGGCGGCAAAGAGGTCGGGATGGTTGACGATGTCCCCCGCCGTACTGTTACGCTGGGACTTGACCGTCGCCGTCGTGTCGGGGATTTCGGAGCGCCACTTCTGGTCGCCGCCCTGGAACCATCCGGTCTTGTTCCAGATGCTCTCGGCGTCGTGGCCCTGCTTCGCCATGGTTTGAGCCGTCTGCAGCGCCTGCAAATCGGCGGTCTTGGCGAGCGGCCCGGCGAAGATCGCCAGCGACGGGTCGAGGGCGTGCGTGGCGCCGCCGGGCGAGGATATGTGTTCGCCCGGCTTGTCGATGATCCCGGTGATGTCGCGGCCGAAGCCTTGGGCGCTCTGCTGAACGCCTGCGGGCTGTGGTGGGGCGCCCATGAAATCGAGCGGCGTATGACCGGCGAGATAGCCTGCGGCGTCGCCCATGCCCTGCGCGTAGAGATGCTGCAGACCAGCCAGGACCTCCAGCGGATGGACCGGGAACAGGTCCTGGCTCAGGCCTTGGCTGGGCGGCGGCTGAGGGCGCGGCGGCGATCCAGGCAATTGTTGCGGCGGCGCGGCGTTCGGGTCGAAGGGCGGCCATGGCTGTCGCGGCGGCGGCAGGTTGCCAAAGATGCTGTCATCCCAGCCAGCCACTAGACCGTCCCCCGCCATATTCTGAACGGCGCGGCCTCGGAGCTATTGAGGTAGCGTTTCCAGTCGCCCTCGTCCCAGCCTTCATGGACGCTACGCTCGTAGACCTCGATCGGGATGCGGGCGAGGAGCTTGTTGACGCCGCTGTTCGACATGATCTCCCGATCGCGCTCGACCGAGGCCAGGACCTCGTCGAGGACCTGCTCGGTCTTGACGACCGGCCGGTCAGGCCGATCGTCGTCGGTGATGAGCGTCCGCCGGACGCCATCGCTATCGCGATAGGTCCAGCGGTGTTCGGTCACTGTGCGATCCCCAGGCTCAGGGCGATCTTGACCATCAGCTTTTCCAGCCGCGCCAGGATCAGCCTGATCTCGGCCAGCTCGACGATCGTGTCGCGCGTCAGCGCGGGGGCGTCGCTCACTTCTTGATGCCGTTGAACATGATGTGGGCCAGTGGATTTCTCATTTCCACGCCCCACTCAGTGACGATCATCCTCGTCTCAGCGTCGCCAACCCGCGCCATCAAGAATTGCCTAAAGGCGCGGAAGAAGGCGACGGCGAGATAGTCTGGGTCGAGCAAGTAGCCGACATCCACCGGAAGCCAGCGGCTTGGCGCAACCTTCACTCTACCGAAATCGGTCGCGATCACATCGATCGTCGAAACCACTTCAGTCTTGCCCACCAAGACTTGTGTAGTCGAGCGGCCGACAAACGAGCTGATTGTACGCTTAGGCCCTGGCGGAACTATCCACATAGACGGTGATCCGCCGTTGACATAGCTTTGTTGCATCGCGTCACCGAGCATAGCCTCAGTAATCGTGACCGGCGTTGATGGAACCGGGAACGGATCGGTCGACGCCACCGGCAGGCCAGTGACTACCGTGCCGGGCGCGATCGCGGCGGCGACGGTCGAGTTCTTGTCGACCGCTCGGCCGAGCCAGTGTCCGATGGCTTCGGTCGTGCGCGCCGCCGGTCCCGTGTCGTTGCCGTCATTGCGGGCTTGGCGGCTGCACAGGATCGACTCCATGTCGCTTTTGAGGACCTTGGCGGCGAGAGCCATCTGATGGCTCATCTCCGAACCCTTGCCCGCCGCGTCGGCCTCCTCCTGCGAACCCGACACGGTGGCGTCGCGCTCACTGATCTGAGTAGTATTGTTGCGGCGGATGGTCGGGGTAGACTGGGCATTATTGAGCTGGAAGCCTTCAACCTGAGCATTGCCAAGGTTAACCAGAGGCAAGAACTCGGTCTGCCAGTCGAAGATACGGTTCTTTACATTACGCCTTCTTGCACTTGACATAACAGGAGTGTCAAATGGGTCGATGTTGTAGATGGCGTTGCTGAGGTCTTCTCGGTTTGCGGTCGCGTTATACGTAGTAAACGCGGCTGATACTTTGGTAGTGTTGGCCACTGGAGTTGATCCTTTCGGGCAAAGAGAGATTGTCTCCAGCGAATAGGCTGGACTAGTCTCTAGCCCGAACGGCTAGACTATGGGGTCTCTGGCTATGCCAGACAGTAAAGCTCCGGTTGACCCGGATTTATTGGCTCACCTGCGGATGAGCTGGGCCATCACCAGGGCGGCGTCGTCCACACGTCCGGTGGCTGCGAGCCGTCTCTGGGCGTCGTTCATGCCGCGCGCGGCGCCGTTGCCGATGCGTTGCGCCGAGCCTGGAGCGAGCGCCACGCCCTTGTCTGGCTGCACCGGCAGGGGCTTGTTCCTCATCATGTTGCGGAACTTGGCCGCCCAATGCAGGGCGGTCAGCATGCGCTCGTCGTAGGTCGTGCCGATCTCGTCGTCGTTGAAGCCCAGCTCCAGCGCCGTCGCGCGCATGTACTGCAGCGCCTTGTCGACCGATTGCTGATCGGTGAGCTTGTTCTTGGCCTTGAACTTGTCGAACTCGGCCCGCGCATAGCCAGCGGTGCGCTGGGCGTGATCGTTCATCGCCTCCTGCTGCGCCTGGGCGCGTCGTTGCCGGATGGTGTTGATGGTGCCGTAGACGTGTTGGTAGTTCTTCTGGAGCTGATGCGCGCCCTGCGGGTTGGTTGCGAACAGTTGGTCCCAGTTTGGCTCCGGCGGGATCAGCGCGGCGAACTCCTGCTCCTGGTTGTGGCAGAGCTGGATGTAGCCGTCGCGGGCGGCCTGCGCCTCGGCGGCGCGCGCGTCGACCTGTTTGGCGATCTCAACCATGCGGTTCATGCGATGGTTGAAAGTCTCTTCCCTGACGTAGCCTCGGAGGGCCTCGTTGAGGCTGACCTCCAGCTCCTGGCCGTCTACCTGAACCTTGTACCGGGGGGAGGCGTCTTCTTCTTCGCCGGGCTTTTTGTCGGCATCGGGATCGGCATCTGGCTCCTCGCCAATCCGCTCTGGGAGATCGGGTTCGGCTTCGGACTCGCCGTCGGCGGCGGGAACCCTCTTTGGAGGGGCGCTCCCTTCTTCAGACCGGCCATCTGCAACTCTCCTCTCCTGCTCCAGAAAGCGGGGATCAGCCCCGCCGTCCGAGGTGTCGCCGCGATCGTCGCCTTCGACCGATCGCTCTTGGAAGATCGGCTCTGCCTTGGCCGTCGAGACGAAGCGCCCGCTCTGGTCGCGTTGCCGAGTTGCGCCAGGGATTTCCTGGGCAAAGGCGTCGCGGACCTCGTCCAGGCCGCTCTCGCCATCAGGAGGCATGGCGGGCCTTCATCTTCAGATCGTTGCGGTAGCTTTCCGCCAGCGCGGCGAGTTCCGTCCCGAAGGCTTCAAGCGCGCGGATGCGGGCGGTCAATTCATCCTGCTTCGGGCTGGCGTGCGGCAGCAGCATCAGCTCGCCGAACCAGCGTTTGCGCAATTCAAGCAGGGCGTGGCTGAAGGCTTTGTCGGCGAGCAAGACCTGGGCGGCGTCAGAGAGTTCCCGACGCTGGCTTAAGCTCTCGACGTTGTCCGTACTGCCCAGCGCCGACATGTCTCAAGTTCATGGCGGCAACCATGAAGATATCCCGATGACATCTTCTTTGGTTGCTTCCATGAATACTTCGATTTGCGGCAAAAGAAAAGGCCGCCCGAAGGCGGCCGAGTGATCCCAAAGGAGGTGGAGAGCCTACTGCCCGGCTGGCTTGGGAGGCAAGGCCATCGGCCCTGGCGGTCCTGGTCCTGCTCCAGGTGGGGGCGGCCCAGGCGGGCCAGGGGGCGCTCCTGGCTGGCCTTGGGGCGCGCTCGGCATCTGTGGGGCCTGAGGAGGCGGCGGCGGCTTCTGCTCGCCGGGCTGCGCCACAGAGGCCTGCGCCATGTCGGCGGCGATCTGCGCCATGTCGACCTGATGGTCGAGCGCGATCTTGGCTTCCTGCACCCTGATCTGATCGGCCTGATAGGCATGCTCCTGGGCGAGGCGGTCCCTTCTGAAGGCCTCGTCCTGGGCCTGCTTCTGGATGTTGAACTGCTGCTCGCCCATCGCCTGCGCGGTCTGCATCTTGACGCGCTCGTAATTCGCCTTGGCGGCGATCGTCATCGCGTCAGGCTCATGCGGCGCGGAGGCCATCGCCTGCAGAACCTGCGGGCTTGGCGTCTTGAAGTACCGGCTGACATTCTTAATGTTGGCGATCGCCAGCATATCGCTGATCGTGTTCATCATCTCTGGAATGCCGACGACCGGGTTGGACGGCCCGAACGTCTGGTAGACCTGCGCCTGATCCTGCTTGATCTGCTGCAGCGTCATCATCCTCACCGTGTCGCTGCCCTTGCCCAATGTCGGGTTGACCTCGACCGACATGTCAGCGTCGAACATCGATGTGTTGTAGGTCTGCCATTTGCCGTTGATCTTGAGCGTGCGTTGCTGGTTCTCGTTCTCGACGATTTCGTTGAACAGGCCATGAAACAAATCGCGATAGCCGGTTTCCGCCAACACGCGCGCCACCAGTTCGGTTCTTTCCTGCGCGCCGTTGATCACCGCCTCGACGCCGATCATGGTCGAGCTTTGCAGCGCCTTCGGGTCCAACCCTTTCGCAGCATCACTGAGGCCGGTGCGTTTCGACTGCACCGCATCGAGGTATTCCAGGATCGGCAAAGCTTGCTGGCCGACGAACGGCGTCGTGGCGAACTGCACCGCGTTGCCTGGATCGCCCCTGGTTCTGATCACCGCGCCCAAATCATCGTTCAAGGCGTCGTCGAGATTGGTGACCAGTTCATTGACGACGGTCTTCGGGTTGATCGACTCGGCCAAGCTGTCGAGAACGCCGCGCGTCATGTTGGTCTTGATGCGTTGGATGTCGATCGTCAGATCGGCGATCGAGTCGCCGACGATCGTGTGGCCGATCGGATCGCAACTGAAGAGGGCGAACTTGATCCGATTGGCCGGTTGGTCGCGGACGATCGCATGGTTCTCGCCCATGGTGCAGATGTAGCGCAGCTCACTTACGCCATCGCCGTCGGCGTCGGCCTTGATGTAGAACTCGCCATAAAGGACGCCGTCGCCGACGCGGGTCGCCATGCCGCGACCACGGTTCCTGATCATCGCCTCCATGGTGAAGTTCTGCACGTCGGAGCTTTGCAGGAAGTTGGCGGCGAGGTCGCGCTCGTAGCCCATCGCGGTCAATTCATCGAGGGTGACGATGCGCTCATGGCCGACGATGCGCGATTGATTGAAGCGGCGCGCGTAACGATCGAGCCGCATCTCTTCCGGCGGCACGCCTTCGACATGGGTGATCGGTTTCGACTCGATGCTCTGGATCAGGACATCGAGGAAGCCTGGATTGTCTGGGTTGGACTTCAGCGAGCCGGGAACGACCTTGGCGTTGTGGTCCTCGCCGAGCAGCATCTGGAGCTGCTCCTGGCTGATGTTTTGGAATTGCTTCTGCTTGGTCTGGCGGGTCGTGTCGGTCCACCATTTGACGAAGCCGGTCTTGACGGTGAGCGCATCTTTGAAGGCGCCGTACAGCGTCAGGAAGCCAGCATTGTCTTGCCAGAAACAATAGTTGACGTAGGTCGTCGCCTGCTCGGCCATCGCCTCGTCTGCCTCGGTGCGCGGCACAAGGCAGACGACGTTCTCGCTCGCTGCGAACATTCTGACCAAGCTCGGCAGCATGGTGAGGATGGCGTCGCGCACGTCGGTGGAGACGAACGAGCTGCGCGTCGGGCCTTCGCTGGGGCCGAGGATGTCCTCATAAGTCGCGTTGGGGTCTTCGACGATCAGCGTGTCGCTGGGCGAGTTTGAGCCGTTCAGCGACGGCAGCATGCCGTAGTAATATTTTTGCGCTTCATCGCGCTTGGCTGCGAGAACGTCATTCTCGTAGTCGTTCGCATCGCTGATCATCGCGTGGATGAATTGCTGGTAGGAAGCGGGATCGCCGGGATCGTAGGATGATGGGGCGCCGCTGGCGGTATCGCCGTCCTTGAAGGTGAAGAGGCGTTCGATGGCCACGTTGCATCCAGCTCCGAGGAGAACCAACCGGCGGTCAGCCGGTCCCTCAGAGCAGACCAATGCGGGCAGACCTTACCCTGATTTCATTGGTCCTGTCATGCCTCCGATGATCGCGTGGCTGAGGAGCGATCGATCGAAGGGCGCATATTGGCTCAAGCCGAAATGGTGGGAAAAAGACGCCAACATGACATCGTCGCAAAACCGGGATAGCCTCGCTATTAAGGGGGGCGGATTGTCGTCACCAGGGGTCCCATCCAAATGAACAAGCTTCTCGTTTCTCTCGCTGCGCTCATGCTTGCTGCAGCGCCCGCGCACGCCACGCTGCAGCTCTCGATCAGCTCCGGCGGCTCGACCTTCACCTGTTTCGATGGGGAATTGAGTTGCGATGTCTCAGGCGGCGTGAAGAACCTTCTCACCATCGATCAGACGGTTGGCGGCGCGTTCGTTCAGCTCACCCTGGCGCAATCGTCGCTGCATCCCAACGAGCTGCAACTCTCGTCGAGCAATATCGAGAACACGCGCGCCGTGCCGATCACCGTCTCGCTCCTGGCCAGTGATACGGACTTCGCCGCGCCGGTCACTTTCATCCGATCGAGCGGTTCGCTCACCTTCAATTCGGCGATCGGCTCAGGGACTTCGACATTGTCGTTCTTCGCCGACACGGCGAACACGCAGGGAGCAAATCCGCTCAACACGCCCGGCTCGCTCCTGGAGAGCGTCAGCGGCGTGCCGGTCACCGATCCAGATAGCTTCAGCGGATCGCGGATCACGGCCTTCGATGCGAGCGGTCCCTTCTCGATGACCGAGATGGCGTCGTTGGCGTTGAGGGGCGGCGCCAGCGTGACTGGATTTAATCAGGCAATGGAGAGTGGGGTGCCGGAGCCATCGACCTGGGCGATGCTCTTGATCGGCATGGCGTCCTTGAGCTTCCTCGGCATGCGGAAGCGCGGCCAGCGTTTCGCTCTTTAGATCACGCCTCGGATGCGGCGCCGCATGGCGCCGCGTCTCAATAGCGAGGCGCTGAGGCCGGTCACCAGATGAAAGCCGACGGCTGCAGTCTGGTAGGCGTCGGCCCCATGTGAGTGCGGCCCAGGGCCGTGCACCGGCTGACCCATCGCCGACTTGTGGTAGCCGCGCAGCATCGCCAAGCCGGTCTTGCATTTAACCGCGTCGAACCAAGACGAGCCGAGCATCGAGCGGGCTGCGTTGATGCTGTCTTCCTTCGATGAGATGCGCGGCACGGTGATGATCGGCTCATCGTGCGGGATCAGGTCCTCCAGGGTTTGGCGGCGCGATCTGGCCGAAGAAATTTCTCGATGCTCGATGTCGTGCGGCAGGAGGTGGCAACGATAGTCGAAGCCGCGCTCTGCCTTCTTCGTTCGCAGCAGTTTGCACCAATGGTCGAGGCCCTTGCCGACGCTC